GATTTAACACTGATCAACAAAACGATTATCCATCAACCATCCCATCGCTCACTGAGGCTCGACGCGATCATGAGATCATGAAGATGAAACTTACCGAGTACCAGTTGAAGACGAAACGGGGCCAACTCGTTCAAAAGGATGAAGCTACCAAAATGGTTGTAGCTCTGGGAACGGCCATCAAGTTGGCCTTTCAAAATCTCCCCCGGCGTCTTGCGCCCGCGTTAAAGGCGATCACCGACGAGCGGGAGATCGAGATCATCCTCCGTTCCGAAATAAAAAATATCATTCGCATTCTGGAGCAGGCGCATCATGCCAAACCTAAACATTCTGGCTCGAAAAATTCCAAAAGAGGCCTGGGAAAGCATTTGGAAGCTCCCGGAGGAAATCTCCCTCCCGGATTGGGTTGAAAAGAGCATTGTTCTTTCAGAGAAGATGGCAGCCGAGCCGGGCCTTTTGCGAATTTCCCGCACACCCTACATGCGCGGGCCGCTCCTGGCCCTTCAGGACATTTTTATCGATCAGGTTGTTCTCGTATGGGGCCGGCAGCTCTCTAAGAGCACGACCATCTATTGTTTTCTTTGTTATGTTGTGGCCCAGGATCCAGGGCCCTCGACTTTTCTTCTTCCGACGCGGGATAAAGCCAAGGAGATCCAGGAGACCAAGCTCGATCTCATGTTCAAAGCATGCTCTGAGATTCAGAGCCGGATGCCGACGGATCCGGATGATTATACTAAGCTCCGGATGAATTTTAAGACCATGGTCCTCGCCATGGCCTGGGCGGGATCTGACACGCAAACGACTACCCGATCGAATCGATACCTTTTCGTGGATGAGGCCGATGAAATCAAAAAGCAGGTTGGAGAAAACGCGATTGATCCTATCAAGGGAATCCGACAAACTATGACCACCTTCAGCAACAGGAAAGAGATCGACAGTGGCACTCCCACTATTCCCGAGGGAAACATCTGGCAGGAACTCAAGACTTGCCGCCTCGTTTTTGAATATTGGGTCGCCTGTCCCCATTGTGGCATCTTCCAAATTCTTTATTGGGAAAATATCAAATTTGGCGATGACCATGATCCGATCGTCGTTGAAGAGATGGCCTATTACGAATGTGAGGCCTGTCAGGCTCATATCTCCAATCTGGAGAAAATAAGAGCTCTGGCGAATGGAGAGTGGCGGGCTCGGACAACCCTCGATCCCTGCGATCAAATCTTAAAAGACCTCCGGGCGAGGGTGGAAGATACAATTTCATTGGATGAAGCCCTAAAGGATCGACGGGTCAAAAAGATAGGTTTTCACCTTCCCAAATGGTATTCTCCTTTTTCGGGTGGAACCTTTGGAGTTATCGCTAAAGAGTTTCTTGAGGCCAACCTTGCGCAAAAGGAAGGTTCCGATTTTACCCCGATGCGGAATTGGAAGATTTATAATGCGGCTAAACCGTGGGAAGTCATTGCGACATCAGCCTCTGAAACGGAGCTTCTAAAAAATAAGATCGATCTTCCCTCACTAATCTGCCCTGCCGGAACAATCGCACTCACTGCAGGAGCAGATCCAGGACAGGGGGGCTTTTGGTTTGTGGTCATTGCCTGGGACAAGGACTCGGGGGCTCATCTAGTTCACGAGGGATGGATATCCGGGACCTATGAGCAGGGGGTACTCGATCCGATTCTTCACGAATGGGCCTATGAGGTCCAAGGCGAGGAGAGGTCCCTTCATATTTGGAGGATGGGGATAGATACCGGCGGCAGCGAGTATCAAGACACCCAATTGACGATGACCGCTGCAGCCTATGAGTGGATCAGGAAGATGAGGACCCTCCGTCTCTATGGGACGAAAGGCCTCTCCACGGAGATCCCTGCGCGGCTGAGACAACGCCGGATCGACAAAATGCCGGGCGACAAAGGAAAACCGATTGAAGGCGGGTTGACGTTGATTGAGATCAATACAGACGCGATGAAGGAGTTAATGTGGTTTCGGTTGGATAAAAATTCCCTTGAGTGTTCCGTTTGCAAAAAGAAAACCAGATTCCTCGTCAATGAGTTCAATGGACCGAGTCCACTAGCCTGCGGCGTTTGCGGCGCAGAAATACCCAAGACCAAACCCAAGGGAGGATTCACCTTCAATTCTGAAATAGATGATGAATATTTCCGTCACCTGCTCGCAGAGAAACACCAACTTCAGAAGAATGGGAAATGGGAATGGGTGACGATCCGGTCGGCAAACCATCTGCTCGATGCGACAGTTATCGCATTCGCAATGGCAGATTCGGAGCTGCTCGGGGGAATCCGAGTTTTGAGGCCGCAACCCAAGAAGCCGGATTCAGGTCCGGGTGGCCTTCCTTCGATTAATCCTGCAACACAAAAACCCAGGGGATCCTGGGTGAAAGGATGGGAAAGATGAGATGTAAAGACTGTCATTATTGGATGCGAACGGATCCGAAGGTCGATTCAGGGGAATGCCGGGCAGAGCCGCCCAGGCCATTTTTGATTTCGGCTACCAATCCATTGACGAGAGAACATGGGACAGCGCTTCAATGCTACTTTCCGAGAACAGGCCCGGAAATTTGGTGTGGGGCGTTCCGGGTTGATTTGATGAAAAAATCCTGATTGGAGGAGAGTATGAAGGCAAAATCATTCGCAATTAATTCTCAATTATTAGGGGATATGTTCAAGCGCGGAGTTCACCACTCCTATGAAATAACTGAGAATCCACTCCCCGAAGACGGGCGCGTGACGGCAGTCTTCGCACCCTTCGACCAGGAGGTAGTTCTTTTGAGAATAGAATCAGAATCATTTCCGGAAGTAAAACCTTGGTGCGTTGTGCCCCAAATGGAGCCGGCAACCATCCAAACCCGGATCACAGAAGATAAACTTGACCGGATGATTACCCAATGGATAAAGTTTTGGGAGGATTCGGAGGATATGAAGGGGTTCAATCACGAAGCGGCAATGGAACTCTGCGCCCTAGCTGGGGTCGAATATTGAGATTTCGACCATGACCAAAAAACGAGGAGAGAAAAAATTGAATGGGATTGAAGAACCGAAAAAATCAGGGTGGCTTCAGGGATGGAAGGAAATCGCAGGCTATATGGGCTGTTCGGTGAAAACCGCCCAGGACCGGAAAGAAAGACTGGGCCTCCCGCTTCACAAATTGCCGGGGCCAGGCGGTAAGTATGAAATATATATTGCCATCCCTTCTCACCTCGATCGATGGCTCAAAAAATATGAAACCTGAGGCTATCAAGCAAGAATAAACAAAATTGCTTAACTTTGCCGCTCTTTTCCGCATCTTTAGCCTATATTTGCTATAACTTTTCCATGTCTTCATCGTTTGACAATCCGTTTAATATCCTGTATCACAAAGTTTAATATAAAAAATCCTGGTCTGCAGCCAGGTCCGAATCCATGAAGAGCCTGTACCGTTCGAACGGCGGTATGGGCTTTTCCTTTTTGAGGATATATGAATTGAATATCCCCGCCACCCTTAGAGCTGGTGACACGATCTCCTGGACCGAATCCAACGCCGACTACCCTGCGAGCGCCGGCTGGACTCTCGCTTTTGCTCTCCGCGCGAAAGATAAATCTGCCATCACAATCACAGCCTCTTCCTCCGGCGCAAACTATTCCATCTCAATTCCTTCTTCCACCTCCAAAGCCTATTCTCCCGGAATTTATTGGTGGCAAGCCTATGTCTACAAAGGTACACCTCCAGATTTCACGGAAAAGCATTCTCTCGATACCGGGCAGATTGAAATCCTCCAAGATCTTACCCAGGCAGGAACACAAACCGAATTCCGGTCCACGGCAAAACAAACTCTCGATGCCGTGGAAGCCCTCCTGAAGGGCGACCGCAGAGATGTCAGTAATTATTCCTTCGCCGGGCGCTCGATCAGCAAGATGACCTATACCGAACTCCTGGAGGTCCGGAGCAAACTCCAAATTGAATACCAGCGAGAACTCGATGCAGATGCCGTCGCCAAAGGACAGGACAATCCGAGGCGCGTCGGTGTGAGGTTCGTTCGACCATGATATCCGATTTCAACGCCTTGATCCAATCCGTCAAGAATCTTTCCCCGGAAGAAGGGGCCCTGCTGGTAAAGGAATACCACAAACAGAATGCGCCCCGGCAGGCCTCTAGCGGCGCCAGGATGTATCATGCCGCGAAGCAATCCAGGTTGACCGCTGGCTGGGGACAAATGGTGACGAGCGCCGATTCCGAACTCACCACGAGCCTCCGGATTCTCCGTTCCAGATCCCGCGCTTTGATACGAGACGCCGCCTATGCAAAACGCGCCAAAGCCATTGTCGTAAATAACGTCGTCGGCCCGGGGATTGGAATGCAGGCCCAGGTGATGACGATACGCGACAAGCTCAATGACAGGATCAATAGCGACATCGAACTGGCCTGGGAGGATTGGTCACGCGCCCGCAATTGTCACACAGGAGGCACGCTCCATTTCGCCGATATCGAACGGATGGCCATGGGCCAGATTTTCGAGACCGGAGAGATTTTCATT